TTTTCATCATTGATGATTGTCAATGTCCAGTCTGCAAAAGTTCTGTTACCTGCAAATTTAACTTCACGACCAAAATAATAAACTGGCACAGTACCAATGGTAGAACCTGGTAGTTGTGCAGTCTTGGCCATGAATGTTATTTTCTTGCTAGCATCGCTTGAATTAGGTACAAGTGAAGGTAGTATTAGAGAGACTGAGAACAGATTAGGACGGGCACCGTCACCAACCATGTTTGCTCTAAATTCTGCTACATTAAATGCCATTGTTTTCTCCTGTTATCGGTTTATTTATTAGACTGCACCAACGATAGTTGCGAAGTCAACACCAGTTCCAACAGCAACAAAGTTCAATTGAATGTAGTTTGTTGAACGAGCAGGTTTAATGTAGATATCACCAACGAATTGGTTACTATCAATAACTTGTGCTGTATTGTTTGTTGTGTCACATACTACTTTGAAATCTGTAATACCACGGCGACCTTGAATGTCACGCAAGAATGGAGTTACAAGGGCAACAAACTGAGCACGGGTAAATTCATCATTCAATTCAAACAAAGAGAACTTAGCCGCAGTAGAAATTGCTTTTTCTAGTGTGATGAACAGACGGCGAACGTTGATACGGTCAAATGCAGAAGGTTTGTTCTGTAATGTCTTGTCACCAAACAACACGGTACCTTGGCCAGGGAAAGATACAACTGGGTTTACGCCAGCTGCATACAATGTGTCACGATATGTCTTGGATGGATTCCATGCCAACTTGATACAATTCTTAATAGCACCACGGTTGAAACCTGCTGGTGAGAACCATGGGTCACGAACAGAATCTGTATAGACACATAGACCAGCAATATCACCGTTCAATGGAACCCAACGGTAAATATTTGAATACTTGTCGTATTGGTATTTCCAACCAGAATCTGCAACTGTATAAGAACCAGGACCTGCAGCAACGTTAAGTGCTGTCAACCATGCATTGATGTTGGTTGTTTCGTTACCAGCTTGATTAACAACGTTTGCACTAGGTGGAGAAATGAATGCCACACAGTCACCACGACTTGAAGCAATGTTATTGATAACATATTGTTGAACTGGAACGGTTGCTGCACCAGTAATAATCAATGAGATATCAATAGATTCTTTGTTGTTAAACAAATCATATGCATCTTGTAATTCACCATCAACTGGCATACCATAAGAACCAGATTGTAACGAAACTGTTTTAACTGTGTCTAGTTGGTAGAAGTTGGTGTTCGATGGACGACCCCAAGAAGCATTGGTGTTTGTGTAGTCGATTGGGTCGATTGCATAAACATATTTTGATTGATTGAAAATTACTTGTTTGTAATAATTGGTATCACCATTAATTACTGCATCGGATGCTTTTGATAGGAAAGCAAATGTTTCCAAAATTGCACCTTTTGTACCAGTAAACAAACCATCTTCGTCAATAACAACAATATGCATTTCGTCATTGTAACCACCAGCTGCTGTTGCTTGTGCAGAAGTGCTAGGAGCAGATGTGAAATAGTTTCTATATGTCCAAGAAACAAAATTTGTGGCGTTGTCACAAACAGAAACCTTGATTGAATTACCTAATACACCTGGGTAACGTGCGATGAAACTGCCATATGCTTCAGCGTTGTCGTTGTACAAATAATTTTGTTCAAAATCATCTTCGTTGTTTACCAACAAGTTGCCAAAACCAACACCAGCTGCGTTTCTAGATGTTACAGCAACTGAACGAACAACTTGCAAGTTGTTACCATAAGCAAGAAAGTTTGCTGCTGTGAAAAAAGATGCTGCACAGTTTGCGTCAGGACGACCAAAGGTTTTTGACAATGTTAATTCACTGTCTATTAGTTTAATTTTATTTACAGGACCCCAAACGAAAGGTCCAGCAAACGCACCGGCCGTAGTAGATACTGAGGGTACAACAGTTGTTAAATCAACCTCAGAAATATTTACGCCTGGAGAGATTTGAAATGCCATTTTATTCTCCTTGAATTATTATGTGTTCTTTTTGGCAGTTAGAATACCATAAAGATATTTATGAAAGGTCATATTTACAACCTTTCGAGTGTTTTTCTTATAAAGTTGGAGTAAGTTGCCCCTGCACCAGGATTTTCCCATACATCTCCATCAATAATTTCAAAATCATGTTCTAAACCATCTTCAATAATTGGTGCGGGTAGTACCTCATCGTCCAACTGGTTCATGTTCTCCAATTGAAGTTGTTTTCTTATGTCATGGTTAACAATTTCTTTGAAATACTTTTGTGTTGCAACCCATGCGAATATAACCAACGTCATTACCATGTCATCGTTTGCACCTTCTTCCGCCGCAAACGAGTTCTTGTTGGCCACAAAAGTGGTCAACTCGGAGTATGTATCAAAATCATTAATTAGAAGTTTGTCTCCTTCTATTAGGGTTTTCAAGTTGGCGCAGCCAATCTTTTTGACCTGAGGAGACATTTTCAATCCCATTTGTACACCACGAGCAAAACCAGATGATAATTGTTGTGGTTGTTTGTTGCCTGTAAACACTTTCCATAGATTTTCATATTCAAAATCTTGGTGCAAAGAGTCTGCAATTTGTGGATTGTTATTAATTTCTACCAAAACATAAGCATCATTGTAGTACCTTGCGGCATTATAAATGACGGTTGGGAACAAGATTGGTGAGATAGATGAACTCTTATATGTTGCCACTTGTTTGTAGGGCATCTGAGATATATCTATGACCGAGAAGGTTGAACTGTCTAGGTTTCGACCTTCTGACACATCCACCATAATTGCGTATAGGTGGTCCCGCATATTGGTTTCATCCGATTTAACAGGATGTTCATATATTTTCATCTTGTCGTGGTCGGCCACCGGATCTGTATATACAAGTTGTTGTAACTTGTAACCAGAAATCAAGGTGTTTGAAGAACCCAAGAACTCAGTTTCAAATTCTTGTTGGAATTGGCGCAACGAGGTGTTACGAATTGTTTCTTCTTTCCACTTCTCATCACGACCTGGTACCATTGACCAATGAATTTCAAAATTGGTGTAGTTGTTCTTCTTGTTGATTGAATCCATCCATAACTTGTAGAACAAGTTCATGCCGTTAGGAGTTGACACAATAATAATCTTTGTTTTCTTACCTGATGAAATTACAGGGTAAACAGAGTTAAAGAATTCTTCGGCGATGTTGTTTGGAACGAACGCAAATTCGTCCAAAAATACTAGGTTAAATGCACCACCACGAATTGCAGAACTTGATGTGGATGCCGCAACAATCTTAGAACCGTTTTCTAGTTCAACGTTACCTTTGTTCCATGTAACGATACCTTGTTGCAACCACATAGGTAAGTTTTCGTATGCCAGTTGGTACTTGGCCAAAATATCACGTGCAAGTGAACCTTTGTTGGCCAGAACGGCCACGTTTTGACTGTCTGTGAATATGGTCAACCATAACATATACGCCACGGTGGTTGTTGTTTTACCAACCTGACGAGGACATTTTGTGATAACGAAACGGTCTCTGGCGAACAACTGGAGCATTTGCTCCTGAAATGGCCACATCTTAAAGTTGATTAGACCTTCGTCAACGTTAACAATTTTGATGTAATGCTTTGCAAAATAAACAGGGTCTTTGGCACACTTAATGTACTCGTCAACCTGTTCTTGTGTGTATTCTACCTTGACACCGGCCTTTTTAAGTAAAGGATTGTCACGGTATGCTTCACCAAATTTTAAATCACTCATTGTTTATTATTAATAAATTTACTTAATTCGGCAGTAGAACCAACAAAGATTGCTTTGTCAATCTTGGTATCACCATCTCGTTTCTTGCCGTCCATCTCACGCATTTGTTTTTGTACTGCAAGTAGTTCTTTGTTGGCATCAACCATGTTTTTTAGTAAGGTGCCATACACCTCAAATGCTCGTGGGTGTTGGCCTGCTTTTGCAACTTGTAAGATTTCTTCCATGGCATCTTTACCTTGTTCAATGAAATCTTGCAAGTTACTTTTTGATTGTTCATATGCATCAACCAAATCACCTTTCAAATCAGGCATGGTTGGATCCACAGCTTCTGTGTTTACTGGTACCAATGGTTTTTCAACCTTTTCTGTTGGTACCACATCAAAAATTTGTTCCATGTTCTTGTCAAACGTATTCATATAATTTCTTTTAAGTTAAACGCACTTTCACAGTACCATCATTTGTATAATACATACTACCTATGGCCACATTATTTGCTGCAGCTGCAGCACTATCTGTGTATGGACCGGTTACAAAACTATTTGCCCAACGTGTATCACTATTGGAAGAACTATTCTTAATCAATATTTGACCAGGTGTTCCACCAGAGGCGACACCTGCACCGGTTGCACCACGTGCGCCAGTAGCACCTCTTGTACCTTGGCCACCAGTTTTACTATATTCCAATGCCACATAATCCAGTTTAGTTTCATGTGAAGGTGAACCTTGGTTTTGGTGTTCTAATCTCAATCGTACTTTACCGTTTAATATATATGATGCATAATCAATTGTTTCCAATGCAAACTGGTAGTAACCATTTAAACCACTATATGATGAGAAAGCGTCCCATGTGGAAGTTGTGTTGTTGTATAATTCAATTAAAATATTATGACCAGATGACGCAGTATAATTGATGTTCATTACGATACGATTGAATTTAACCACATTCACAAAATCTACATCAATCATCCAAGCTGGCGCAGTTGGACTATCGCCGTCTGTGATGTAATAGAAGTTACCTATATTGTAATCCGATAATGTTTGTATGTCTGTTACATCACCAGAAACATATACACCACCAGTTAGTGTGATGGAGTTTGCAGAATATACAACCGCATTGGCATCTGCCACAGATTGTACATAAATTTCTGTTGCTAATCTGTGTCCGCCAGATGTTGCACCATCATGCACTGTAATGGTGTTATTTGATTTGTCAATGATTAATTCACCATCAGCACCAGTGATGGTAGAAACTACATTGCCGGCAAATCTTTTAAATTGGAGTCTTCTTGTCATTGCATTAAATCTATATCTATTGTTGGATCGTATAACGTTTCTGCTGGACTGTTTATGATAACATTGTTTGCACCAATTGGTACAATTGAATCAAAATTTTCTTCCGTT